CCATTGATAAAATCATAGTCAAAGTACGGAGTGTTCGGTTTACGAATGTATGTAAACGAAATTCTGTTTAAGAATGGGTACAAGAAGTACTTGTTATTCCTTGTAACAAGTATCGGGTCATTCTCACCCGGGTTATCCACTGGGCTTGTAATGGAGTTCCTCATCTTAGCATCAAAGTCATGCTGACTTACAAAGTCAACAGACCTGTAGTTCTCGCTGGTAGAACACCCGTCGTTCATGAGTTCAAGGTAGCTTGATGCTGCCTCATACCATATGTCCTCAGGAATGTCTGCGTACCCTCCCTTTTTGGGGTTGCCAGGCATCACAGGCGTGAAACTCATGGCTGGGTACTGAGGAGAACCAAGTGTTTTGATAAACGGCTGAAGGTCACTTGATATTTCCCTGCTCTTCTCAAAGTTGTCCACTAACGTGTTCAGGTACCTTTGGCTTATCACCTTGATAGCCCTATTGAAGTCATCTGGAGTGATGAACCCACCGCGAAGGTCCTTACCCGCACGGAAAAGCAGTTCATCATATATTTGACCTAGAGTGGTTACCATTATTGATAGAATTTGATCTCTACGGTAGCATCATCCAAAATACTGTCGGCAGCAACCCCAGCAAAAGAGCCGGTAGATATTACTGCGTATCCAGAAGCAGGAGCGATAGCCACGTGACCCTTTACGGATCCGTTGGAGATGGACACCGCTGTTTTAGTTAGGCCAACAAGGCCGCCGATTGTAACTCGGTAAACGCCTTGAGCACTTCTCACCAATGAAATCGATTGACCGGTGTCATTGTACAGGGTCTGGTCCAAAGTGGGAGCAGAACTTCCTATTTGAGTGATTCTGAACACGGCAGACAAGTACTTTGGAACAACCGCTAGGGGTGACCCAACGGTTCCGTTTCCTGTAAGCGAGCTGTCGGTTGCCACGGAGTTCAGAGCCTGAATAATCGGGTTGAGAGGATCGGTATTATCAACAACAGTTCCAGTAACACTCTGCACCTTACTGCCAACATCAGTGATCAAAGACGCTATCTGAGACGTGTTTATGTCTATCAAAGACTGCAGGTACAGCGTAGCCCCAATAGTATTGTCTATTACGTCCTGAACATTGGTTCCTGGTATGTTGGGGTTTTCAGAAAAGGATACGTTTTCCGCAGCCGGATTTGCATTAGGGTCGTAATACAGAACCCAAACAGCCGCTCCAGGTGTGTTATCAATGCATCGATACTCGATACCAGTGTTGTAGTCCTGTTTGATTGCCCCAACAAGGTTTCCAGCCGTTGAATCCTCGGTAGCACCAGGGATTCCATCGAACAGCTTGTACTGTATGTTAGCCAGAAGCTGATCGATAACAGACTGACCGCTGTTGTTTGACACCCAGTAGTATGTCTCATCATCACAACAAGCACACTCACAGCCCGACGCATCAAGTTGAGACTCTATCAAAGAGATGGTCTCCTTGTACTTATCAAGCTCTCCGCAAGCCTTGTAGTTCAAAGCCTCTGTATAGTACAGAAGAACATTGTCTACAAAAACTTGGTACTTAGATACGCGATTAGACTTGAGCTCCAACTCGTGTGCCTTTCTCAGGTTTTCAATGCATGGAACAAGTCCACACAGTGTTCCCGCACAGCTTACTGAAAACTCCTTCGTAACAGACGTGCTGTACTGAAGTATCAGACCGTCGGTTTGAATAGTCTCAATAACCTCTGTCAGAGAAACGGTGTACGTTCCAGTCGCCAACGGAGTTTGAGTCTCAAGTGTTGGATATGGAAGAGATGTGGTTGTGATGGTCGGAGTAAATCCTGGTGTCGAAAATGTCCAACCAGGGTATGTGATCGTGCAGTTTAGGCTCGATACAACGTCGTTAGAACCAAGTTGAGTAGTGTTAGCCACCGCCCATGTGCCCGAATCGCCGTACTCGCAATCGTATGTAAAATCTACATTTGCAGTAGCTTTCTTACAACCCTTAAACACGTATGATTTATTCAGCTGAACATTCGTTATGTCAAACGATATATCCTCGTGAGGGGCTTCCGCATCAAGCTGCTCTTCAATGACAATAAGCGCCCCGTTCTCGCCCTCTGAGGCGGAAACAACAGTAGCAACTAAGTTTGGAGAACCTGTAACAAGGGTTATAGTGTTGCCCGACACAAGGAAGTTTACGAGCCACTCGCTGCCGTCTGTCTCAACTTCGTGTGGAGGAATTTCAGCAAAGATTTCAACACCGCCGATCAGCGGGTTTGAAAGAAGTCTCAAAGAGTATTGGAAGGAATAAACTCCATTGGCTGGCTCCCCATTGCCGTCAAGGACAAGAGGGAAAATAAAAACTGGGGTCTCGCCAGGGTGGAGAGACTCCCAGTTTTGAAGATCAATCATCGGGTCGCCAACAGAATTTTTGTCGACGATTATATCCCCGTTAAAAGATATAACACCGAGTCCCTTCGCCAAAAATGACGACAAATTAATACCAATTCCAGAGTAATCAGTTGAGTCCGTTACGATACCGCGAGGCTCAACATTCCCTGTGATGGGGTTGGTGTACGACAGTTCAAACGTAAGAGATACGGTGCTTAACATCTTTTATTGTTTTCTAAGTTTATTCAGCAATTCGCTATTTATTTTAAGGTGATCAACAAGCTCGAAGAACGCCTCTGATACTTGACCTTGTGTCTCGTAAAACGGATTCTTCAACCACTTATCCCCATCACCTCTTTTGTCGCGAAGATACCACTTTCCTTCGTCATTTTTGATAATTTTTTCCATCAAAAGACGATTTACTAGTTCTCCCTCGGATTCCTCAGACGTTGACTCTTGTGTTTTTTCCTTTTGAGTCTGAACGGACGCGTTTATAATGCTGAATGCGTTCGATTTAAACGTGGCTGAACCCTTAGAAATAGCATCTCGCAATGCCACACGATCTCGCTCCTCATTCCCCATGCGTTTCATCGCCAATCCATCAATAGCCTTCAGGATGACGTCATACGGGGTGTCAAAGTAAATAAGCTTCTCAAGATCAACACGCTCTTTTGCCTGCTTGATCTTAACCGCAGCCTCTACCTCTGGCTGGTAGTACTCATACCACGGGTCAGAAGAACGGAAGCGACACTTGTTCCCCTTGATAACGGGACACAAGTAGTGGACATAAAACAACAAGTCCTTCTGTCCAGACTGGATGGTCATCCCGTCTGAAATAGTTACGTTGTTGCCAGGGTAAAAAAACTCAACACCATTCCTTCCTGGTCGGGGGGAAGATGTTGAATACTGAATGTGGTACTGTTCCCCCGTCTCCGGATCAATGACAATTCCTCTGGCCTTTCTTGAGTTCGATTTAGGAGCCTCAAGTCGTACCCTAGCCTCACTGTCATGGGCGTTGGATGGAACCATCATTTTTTTTACGCCCTTTGAAGGGATCAGCCTTATTTTAACGGGCTTGCCCTTAAAGAACTCAGGGAAGTCCTCCCTCATTTGCTGCTCTGCCCAATCTGGGATAGAAACAGGTTGCATAGTGCTTATATCGAAAAGCATAACGTATATTGGATTTAAAAAAGGGGGCGACATTGCCCCCTTTTTATCTTTAGTCAAATTACACTACTGGCTCTGGGCCTGGCTCTGTAGCGTTGTAGAACATTCCGTACTTATTCACGTTAACGAACTTGAACGCAACCTCAGATACAATGTGAATACCGAGTTCCCACTTGTCGGTCTTGTTCGCAGCGGCACGACCACCTGTCTGCCACATATTCATGAACGCACCTGGCTTGTGACACAGACGAATGTACTTACCCATGTTTCCGATACCGTCATCAACATTGCCCTGGCTCATTGGGAGGAAGATTGCATAATCCGCCCAGTTAGAACCAGCCACGTTGAATGTTTGTGGGTTATCGAAAATACCCATACGAACCAGTCCAAAGTTCTTGTTATTGAAAACAAGGTTGTTGAACGAGTAAGTAGAGCGCATCAGGTCAGCGTACTGGCCTTCGCCCCAGAACGTTTTCTCCATCTGCACTTTATTGATGCTGATGTTAGCGTTCTTGTTATATTCAAACATTGCCTGCTCGATGTTCGCTGATGTTTTACCAGTTGTCCACACCATGTAATTCTTGATGGATGCGTCCTGTGAAGTAAGCATAGCCTCAAGCGTGTAGAAGTCTGAAGCATCAACAAAACCAGCAGCGTCGTGTGCCTGGCCACCAGCGAGGATAGATGGAATCAATCCGTTAGTAGTCTGAAACGATGTAGATGAAGACAGGTTAGTGTCTGTTTCACCAGCAAGGAAGGTGTTCACCATAGCGACCTGATGCTCACGCTGGAGGTACAGGATGTCGCGAGAGTTTGAGTACGGAGTTTGAACGCCGTTCTCAATCTGGGTGTACCAAAGCTGGTTGTACAGAGCCTCTGAGCTTGACAGTCCATCGTGACGCATAGTCTGAAGCTTTGCTCCACGCAGCTCATCAAAGGTGAACTTAGCCTCCTGAGCGCTAGAGTTTTCCTTCACGGAAACACCAACGTAGAAGAACTTATCACCCGTAGTTACACTGATTGTAGAAGACGCTGCAAGGGGACGCAAAGTGAGAGTGGCTGGAGTAGTAGAGGCGTCTTTAGCAACAACCTGAACAAGGGCTCCACTTGGTGCGTGACGATAAATCTCATTGACTGTCGCCCAAACATAGCGTGAACCATCAAGAACAACAACGTCAGCCGCAGCCAAATTAACTTGTGTTCCAGGGTTGTCTGTTGAATCAATTGTGATAGTTTCATCAACGGTGAAAGGAACCTCTTGACGAGTGAGTTCAAACCAACGAACGGTCGGCTGCTTCGCGATTTCGCGGTTACCGATAGCGTTCATAATCTGGTTCATTGCGTCCCAGTACTCATCACCGAACGGCAGGTATGCTACCGCGTCGAAATCTTCTTTGAGTGCATCCCAGTTGTTCTGGATGCCACCATAGGTCATCCCGCCGGGGGCTGACAAAGGTGCGATATTTCCATTAGGTGTAAATCCCATTTTCTTTAATTTTTTTAACTGTTGTTAGACTGAATTTGTTGTGACGGGATAGGAAGCCCACGATCCATAAGGTCGCGTTGTGCTGGCGTTAAACCCTTCGCGTCAACATTTGTTTTGCCCGAACGGTTCACCATCTTTGGCTGACCGTTGAACACTGTTTGAACGGCTTTCTTTTCCGCACCTGCCTGAAGGGCGTTTTGAATTTGGATTCCAATATCCCCGGACTGAAGCTTATGTACGAGAATTTGGTTAGAAACCCAATCCCTAACCTGTTGTTTACCCTCCTTTGTCGATGCGTCAAAGGCCCTACCCAAGTACGAAGCGTATTGCGACTTCAAGACGGCTTCAACCTCTTCGCTCGAAACTTGCAGCGATATTTGGTTTTCGCCAAACTTGTACGGCACATCCTTAATTTGTTTTGAGAAGCTTTCGGCTTCTGAAAACGCTAACGACTGCCTATCCGCAAACGATTTTTCGTTTTGGGATTTCAACTCTTTTGCAAAGATAAACGGATTTTTAGCATCCGCAATCTCTTTTTTTACTTTTGTTATAGCATCAATTGCGTCAAGGGCGTCTGATTTCATCAGGGCTGTTGGGGTGTAGTCCCCATCAAACCCAATCCCATACTTCTCCCGAACGGCCTCTTCAATTGTTTCTTGACCAAGCTTCTTGAATTTTTCGGGGTTCTTTACAGCCTCAGCAACAATTAGCGCTGACAGCGGATCCTCCATCATCGTTTCTGCGTCTAAAGACATCATCTTCGATGAAATAGAAGACGGAATTCCCTTCTTTGAAAATTGGACAAGCATCCTGGCCTCTTCATTCCCCGCGTAAGGATCTTCGGCCTCCTGCAGCAGTGCAAAGCCGTCCTCAATATCCTTCTGTTTTTCTTCAAGCTCTGCAGCCAAGGACTTGTAAGTCTTTAGCTGTTCAAACTCCTGTTTAAAAACATCTTCGCTCTCATAGCCAAGCACGTTGTACCACTCCTGTGGCAAATTCTGCTCTTGGTTTTCCCCTGAATTTTGTGAATTCTCCGGGGTTTCATTGTTCATTTCTGCTGTTTCCATTTGATTATACTCTTCCTGTTATTTCGTTTCCGTACTGAGACTCAAGTGTGGCCTCTAAGTTTATCTGTTCAAGCACCTGTTCGCCCTTCAAAAGCTGAAGGTCGTAGTTGTCTTCTGACTTCAGTTTAAGCAGCTCCTTCTCCTTCATTAACTCAAGGTTGTAAAGCTGTGCCTGTTTCTTCAAGTCTATTTCTGCCATCTGCATTGCTGATTGCAGTTTTGCCTGCTCGCTCATCATTGCCGTCTGCTGTTGACCCTGAATGGTTTGCTGCAGCATTTCCTTAGCGTGAGCCTCTTCACGGGCCTTCGCATCAATCTCTGACTTAGCCATAAACCAAAGGGCCTCATCAACATCCCCGTTCTTGAGCATCTGTGCAACCCTTTCAATGCTTGAAGGAGACAACAGCACAGACCCATCCTTAGTTGGGATTTGAGACATCTGTATTGCCCGCTGAAGGATCATGCTCTTTTCCTTTTCGTTAGGAAGAGACCTGCAGGTAATTGCTAACTGATCAAGGGTTAAATCCTGTATCTCAACAAGCGCGTTTATAAGGTTCTCCCCAATGACGGCTCTATAAAACTCTTCAATCTTTTTGTCAAATTGAATGTCTATTCTTGCCTGGTGAATTATTCTTTCTGCAATCTTCTCCTTAAACCGTCTTTCAGACTCGCGGAGCGGCCAGTTGGCGTGGTTACCGGCAATGTAGTCAGCCTCCATAACACCAACAAGTCTTTCTGCACTCTGGTCAGGACTTGCAGCCATCGCATCAGGGATGCCAAGCACGTCCTTAATCATGAGCTGAATGTTGGCTATTTGATTCAGCCACTCCTGGCCCTGTGGACCAAGGCCGTTATCCATTTCAACCAATGGCTGTGATACATACTTTCCTGTTGCAGCATTAAACTTTGTTGCCGCAACAAGAATACCGTTTTGGCGATGAACGTGCATCAAGTCAAAAAGATCGTACTCCACCCCGCCAATCTTAATGTTGGCGGACTCACCTATATCTATTCTATATCCCTTCGGAGCAGCAGCCCAAACTGCTGATCTCAGTTTAAGGACGGCAAACATGAGATCGTCAAGAAGACCCTTAACACTTCTTGTTGGACTTTGACCAAGAATCCTATCGATTACATAGGAGCACTTAGGCGTAAGGCCGCTCTGCATTTGGTTTGGCTTCTTGCGCCAATCGTATATTTTATCTTGTCCTGTGCCAGAGATTATGTAGCACCCCTCGTACCAATAGTTGCATGAAACCTCATGGTAATCATCGCTTTGGCTTTTCTTTTTCTCGTCTACGGGCTTGTTATTCTTTAAGAATGTCCTTACACCCTGCTTGTTAGTCCTCTCAACGTATTGAGAGTAGTCTGTTGACAGGTACTCAAACTTAAGAACATAAACCTTGAAGTCCATCCACACCCATTTATTGGTGGTTGGATCTTTTCTCTCGAACGCCCACGCAGGTATAGAGCTTACGTCAGTTTGATACGGAACATATGACTTGGCCATTGCCTGTATTTGTTCATCAGGGAAGCCCGCCTCCTTCAGCTTAGGGTAAATAGACTGAATGGTCTCAACCTCAATATGCCCAATAGCAACAGGGTCATTTTCGTTGTCCTCATTCCACAGCATGACCATCCTTGCTGGGTCAACGTACTTCACCTTTACCTGTCCAGTTTTCTCGTCGTTGTAAACCTTTGCCGCACGGAAGTGATAGTCTACAGCATCCCTGTTCGTTTTCATTCTTAGGTCATGCCACTTGGATGCCCTAAAACCAGATTCAGCAAGCTTTTCAAGAGCGACCTCATACCTCGCCTTAAAAAAACCAAGCCTTTCAGCCACCTCAACAGTCGCTGGGTCATTTGCAACAAACGGAACAGAAAGTTTTTTAAGGCCCAAAGACTCCAGGAACGGATTAACAACAGAGTTTCTGGCGATTACCTTGGCCTTCTCTGTTTTTTTAACATTTATTATAGATCTATCAAGGGACAGGCAGTCCACCTTGTAGTCGTTGTCAGAAAGGATTGACAACAAAACGTTGGTCATCTTTCTCATCGGAGAGAAGATGTCGTAACTCACGTTTGCCATTGCCTTTCTTTGAGCCTTCGTCATTCCGCGTGTGGAAGAAACGGCCTCGCCCTGCTTCGCCTGTTTGTTACCAATCGGGGATCCGTTAGAGAACCAGTTCTTGTACTTTTCCGGGGACTGCATTCCAGACCCGTAGTTACGGACCTCCTGCATCTCTGGCATTTGAGCCATGGAAAAATATGTTCCTCCCGCGCAAAAGCGAGAATACAAAGCCCTCCCGCAACGCAAACCGAAGTCTGGCTTCAGCTTGTCAATCTCGGGTATGTTGTCATTCGGGAAAAGTACCCCTCCAGCTAATTGAGGTAGAAGCATATGTAACAAAAATATTTATTCCTTGCAAATGTATGCAATTTTATCGCAATTTGTTGAAAACAAATTAGTCAACATCAAACGACTGAAAAGATCCCGTGACCTCTATGGGTTGGTAAACCTCCTTGTAAAGGTCTGGCATCCTGCTCTTTATCGCCCTCATGCACCAACCTGTGGCCGCGCAAAGGTCATGGTTTGTCAGGTCGTCTATACCCCTCATCTGTGTCCACTCCTCAAGGATTTCCCATATTTTCACGTACTTAGCGTTGTTGTGGAAGTAGGTCATTATATCCCCTGCCATTTCATTCTGCTCGGCAACACCCGCCCAAACTCCTGGTCTTGAATCCTGCTTCCCATCAGCCCCCATGTCCTTCAAAAGATAGCCGTCAAACCCATTATCCCTGAAGTACTCAACAATAGATTCTCCATCGGGCCACTCTGGGTAAACGTACGCCCCAAATAGTATTGCGGCCTTTAACCACTCCTCGTGGTACTCCTCTTTGTCATCCACCGGGTTGTTATAAATCATCACCCAATCACTTGACACCCACTCAGACCTGGGTTTCGTGTCCGGATCTACTTGTGAATCCCTCTTGTAAAATATTGCGGCGGCTGCGTTTGACTTTTTCTTGCCAACAGTATTCCTCCTGTGGAACTTAACTGGGTCACAGGCAAGAAAAAATTTATTCATTACAGACGGATCGGGGGCATAAATCACACCCCTGTTTTTTGGCGGCACATAACCCTCTTCCGCGGTAACCACAGTCCTTAAATTCCTTTGATCAATTGGGGGTAGGTAAGACATTATCCACTTGCCCTTGGGGTCGTTCTCAACAAAAACATCTCCTCCAAACTTTTCCCCCAACCACTTTAAGTTTACGCGTGTGGTTATAGGGGTTTTTGAAAACTTGAGTTCAGATATTCGATCCCTCATCTTCTCAATCGGCATACCCATGTCCTTAGGGATTACGGCAAAGGCCTGCTTCCACGTCATGGGAAAGTTCTGTTGCAACTTTATCAAGTTACTCCACTGCTTCTTTTTCTCGAAGTACTCTGCCTGGTTGAGCAAATAGGTTTTAGCACCTTTTGTTATCCACTTCCCCTCATTAGACATTACCGGCTCATCAGGGTCGTCTACAACGCTTGCCCCGTACTCGTCTATGTATCCCTCAACAGCATAGTATCCAGGCAAGAAGAAGTTAACAAGACCGGATGCCGTTGTTCCGTTTTCATTCCTATCAGAGAAGTGAGAGTCATTGGCAATATCGAAAAACTGAGCCCCACCACCACTCTCCATGTCGCCAACGGTTGACGGCATAATGCAAAATCCTCGTATGTTTTGTCCTCGTTCTATTGCGGGTTTCATGGTGTTGTACCACCACGTAGGTATGTTTTGATCGGCTGCCTTGGCGTCTGTTTTTTTTGCGGGCTCATCCCGATACACAAAGGCAATCTCTGCCTCACCATCCGCAGCCTTTTCTGTAGACGGTAAGGGTGTAATGAAGCACTCCATTTGCTCGGGGATTATCCCAGCCCTTGCGGCAGAGGCCACCGAACCTTCGTACTGAAACCTCAACCCCTGCTTCGCCTCCAGTCTACCCCTGTAGTACGGCCTGAAGAAAAACGGCAACTTGCTTATAGGGGTTTGTATCTGCTTGACAAATATCTTATCCACCGCCTGATCTTCATTCATTGCCTGTATGATAAATGTCTGGTCGGGCATGTTCAGTGTTCCCCACGTGCAGAAACAACAAGATATTGCCGTCTTAGCAATCCTCCTCCCAGAGACAAAGTTTGTCCCATGCACCGTCCTTCTCCCCATATCAACAGTGATGTTTATGTTTGGCTCAGCGTAGTACTCAGAGTTTATCTCTTTCACCTCCTCAATAACATCCTTAATGTCCTTGTTTGAGTACCTTGTCTTAACAACCCCGTCTTCCCTGTAAGACACTTTGTGCTTGTAGAACGCCTCTTGTGTCGTGTACGCGTACATCAAAAAGTGGAACATTTTTCGTTGGTAGTCCCTGTAATCTGGCCTGTTTCCATTCTTCCCAAAGTTTTTCACCGGCCAAAAATTAAGGAAGAAGTAGTTCGCACCGTTTAGGTAAGTTGGTTTTCCCTTAATGAAACACCAGTAGCCAACGTACCTGCGTTTAATCTGAAGCTTTATCCACTCAATTTCTGATGCGTAGTACTTTTGATTTGACTCAATCTCCTCGTAGATATCCTCTAACCTTACGTCAGACACCTCCTTGTACTTACCCTTGTTTACAGCGTGTTTTTTATTGAACACAACCTCGTAAATCATCCTCAACTTCTCGGGCATCTCCTGGTGCGTGAACTTCTGTTTTTCAGGGGCAAGTCCATACCCATCCACATAGGTCAGCGCCTCCTCCCTTGTAACTGGTCGCTTCAGCATCTCGGTGTACCACTGCTCAAGAACAGGGAGCTTTATCATAATGGTGTCAAGGTCTGGATCATCATCATGAAAAACAACGTACTTATCCTCCTCCTCGTATTGGTACTCCATTGTTTATGGTATTATTTCTGGGAATATCTCCTTTTTCTCTCTCCAAACCCTTGAGTAGTGCTCGGGCTGAATGCCGAGGTTCTCAGCCCTAACAGAGAACGTGATTGACTTTTGAAGCATGACACTACTCTCCTCGTTCATGATTCTTGTTCTTGCGCTAACAAGTGTTTGCCTCCACCGCTCAAGACCCTCCTGGAAGTTCTTGTCGTCATTAGACCTATCAACAGGCTGGGTTAGAAGCGCCCTCTGAAGAGCGGCTATGCGTATATCGGCAGTGCTCATGATGGAGTAGTCCTCCGAGCACTGAAGCCTGGTGAACGCAATGTATCTATCCACAGCCCATTCAGCATTCATCAAGCACAACTGAACGTAGCCCTCGTCGGTCGTGTCATTCTCGTCAACCACTATGTTCAACTTATTGAGGGTGTACCTCTTGCGCTGATTAATATCTGGATAGGCCTCCCTTACTGGTGTCCCTGGGGCAAACATGTATATCAAGTACCTGAGCACCTTGTCTGCATCCACTCCACTTGGAAGGTCGTCAGACCTATCAAATATGTGGGCTTGACTAGCCAAGTCAGAGAACCGATGAACCACAGACTCTTCTTCTGGGATGTTCTCGATATTGTACGCTATTTTGCTAAAGTCAAGCTTGATCATTCTCGTACGCCTTTATCACTCGTGTTTGAAACCTAACAAGATCCGTGCTCTGCCCAAGAGTTGGATCAAGAGGAATGGCAAAGTGGTTCTTCATTATCACAACATCACCCCTCTTAACTGACGTGTTTGTCCACGGGGAAAAATCGCTGAACCTTGGCGTCCTTGCGTTTGGTACAATCACCTCAACGCGGGCAGTGTCGTTATCAATCAAGAATATCGAGCCGTACTTCCTGTCGTTGGGCAGCTTTTTCCCTATAACGTACCCGTTAAGACTAACGATATCATCGCCCCTCTTTGCGGCAAATATTGACCTTGTTGGGATCATTAAAAATGTTTTGCCGTCAGACTCAAAGCCGTTCTCGCCCTCGGTAATCATCTCCCTAGTGTAAGTGGCATCAAACCACACCTCGTCGCCAATAACAGCATCAAACTCGCAGTCGTAGTCCCACCCGAAGTCGTTGAGGCTTGCCTCGGGCATCTTTACTATGATCCCCCTCCTTACCGCCTGTTTATCCTGGTGGTTCTCCTTGTTTTCGTCGGCCTTCCTATTTACCTCAGCAAGCATCTTGTAGTACTCCTTGGTGGCCTCGTCGTCCTTATACCTGGACTTTTTCATCCCCTTTACGGCACTAAAAATGTCCCTTGGATCTATATCGGCAACACCGCTCTTCACCTTGTGTACAATCTTTAGCGTACCCCCGTTAAAGGATACCTCGTCCTCTGTAAGCGAGTGTATCTCCACCAAGCAGCAACCGTTAAGAAGCCTTAACGAGTCAACATCAATACCATTAAAGTTCATCGGCAAAATCTTTTTTCGTAAATCTCTAAAAAAGCAAGCTGCCTCTCGAAAAGTTTCTTCCCAACAGGCTTTTTATCACGCATCCTGCAAATGGCCCTGCGGATAGAGGCGTAAGAGCCATCAAAAAGCTCTATAACCTCGGGGTCTTCAGTAAGTGACTCTAGCTTGTCTTTCTCTGCCACCTCCCTGCGGATGTAGTAGTCGTAGACCTTAATGGCCTTTTCGTACTGCTCTTTTGTTTTTGTTCTTATCATAGTGCTCCTGAAGTGTTTTAAAGAACATCGACCGCTTTACCCTCTGCTCAACACGAGTTGAGGACACCTCGCTCAGGGTGTTCTTGTATCTTTCTATTGTTTTCTCAACCTCGTCAAGATCGTTGTCGGTTACTGACGGCTTACACAGGCACAGGGTTTTTCTTGCCCCGTTTGCCATTGGGTTAAATATCCTTGTAACCTCGTATATTTCGACACGATCATCAATAAGGCGCTGTAAAACAGTCTTAGCCCTTTCCCACGTCTTCTTGTTACTCATATAAAAACGCAATGTATTTTTCGTGAACGGAGAACCTTGAGTCCCCCTGTATTTCAAGGTTGTCTATCTTTCCAATAATGCCGACGCGCTGACCAACCTCATAGTCAACGCCGCTCCCAACATCGGTTATCACAGCCTTCACGCTCCCCTTTGAGCGCGATTCTATGTTTACAAAGACCGTGTGGTCTGGCGGAATAAGTTTACTCATGCGGCAAATATACAAATAATATGCACTGTGTCAATAGACTGAAAAAAATATGAGTAAAGTCTTGACAAGTGAAAAAACAGGATTATCTTTGCGATGTATTTGTGCCAATTCCTTCTTTTTGAGTAAGGCCGAAAAGAAGGGTTTGGCAAGTTGAACGCAAGTTTGACCAACCCAAGCCCCGGTGCCTTACACGGGGCTTTTTTATTTTATCATGCACAATCAATATTCAATTATCCCTGCAAGTGTGTTGCTTAGCAAGGAATTATCATCCACGGAAAAACTCCTTATAGGGGTTATTTCGAATTTATCAAACATCAGGGGCTATTGCTTTGCCTCAAATCATTATCTGGGTGAATGCCTTGGGATATCCAAGCACAGTGTGAGACGGATAATTGCTGATCTCGAACAGAAAGGTGTTTTGGGGAGAATTGTGAAACTCAATACCAGAAATGAGGTTGAGGTTAGATGTTTAACTATAAATCCAGATGCCGACATTTTAAGCAGAACAGTTACCCCCGAGATACCAGTGTCTGAAAATGAGGAAGATGATTTTTTTGAGCATACCCCTGCTCAAAAACCTGCATACCCCCTGCTCAAAAATGAGCATACCCCTGCTCAGGAATGCTCACATAATAAAAAGAATAAAGTAAAAGAAGAAAATAAGTATTCTTTCGAGCAGTTTTGGATGGCTTACGACAAGAAAGTGGACAAGAAACAAGCAGAAGCTGCATGGAACAAACTGCATGAAAAAGATCGCATACTTGCCGTGGAGTGCATGGGGAACCACAAATCGGGGCGCGAACGCAAGTACTGGAAGGATCCTGTGCGATACCTTCGCGACAGGAGATGGGAGGATGAAACACAAACAAAACAAACGATAAAACAAACACCTACTACAGATGAGACCAATAGATGGTAAAGTATCAATCTACCAAGACTTCAACGACCTGCAGGGACACACAATTAGTGTGTTGGGCGCACTTGAACGAATTAGGAATGGGAAGTCAAAGGAGCTTGTTAACAAGGCGAGGCAAGCAAAAACCAAGAAGGAGGCGGACGAGTTAAAAAAGAAACTCCCTGCCGTTTGTTTCAGCGGCACGTTCTCAAAGCGAAAGGACTCTGAACTTGTCGAACATTCCGGGTACATTGTTTTGGACTTCGATAACGTGTCAGACATGGCCGAAAAACGCAGAGAACTGTGCTCTTTAGGGTACATAACAGCTGTTTGGACTTCCCCATCTGGCAAGGGATTGAAGGCGCTCGTCCAAATTGAATGGAAAACCATGCACAAAGAGCACTTTGAGGCCTTAATGAATGACTTTCCAGACATTGACAAGACCGGAAAGAACCTGTCCCGACTCTGCTTTGAGTCGTATGATCCCAATCTTTGGTACAACGAGAACGCCGAGACGTACAACAAACTGCCTGTAAAAAAGGCCGATAGAAGGTTGCCCCAACAGACAACCACTGAAACGATTAACGATGACGACAAGATATTCAACAACCTGCTGACGTGGATGACATCCAAGGGGGATGCGTTCCGTGAGGGGGAAAGGAATCACTTCGTTTTTAAGCTGGCCGCAAGCTGCTGTAGGTTCGGGATGCTCGAGGAGACGTGCTACAGCATGATGATGACCTACGTCGTTCCTGATGCAAGCTTCAGTCAGAAGGAGTGTCGCCAGGCCATTCGTAGTGCGTACAGGGCGAACATGAGCCAGTGGAATACTGCCGAGTTTACTAAGGATCAGTTAGTTACAAAGAGTAGCCACAAGGAGGTTAAGATTGAGCTAACCGAAGAGGACCTCGATGAAATGTCTAAGGAGGACGTAATCTATGCCGAGGAGGTGATGGATAGGGCTGGGG